TAAGCCTGACGAGTGGTTTGAGGTAGGAGCATTTGTGTACAAACACTTTGATGAAATGTCAGGTGTGTCGTTCCTTCCGTTTAATGAGCATACGTACCAACAGGCACCTTATCAAGAGTGTACTAAAGAAGAGTACTACGAAATGCTTGACAAGTCACCGCCTAAAGTAAATTGGACTTTGTTTGACAACTATGAAATAGAAGATAATACCTCTGGTATGCAAACGATGGCCTGTACTGGTGATGTCTGTGAAATGGGAGACATTACTTAAACCCCTCAACTAAGCAAGTGGATAAACTGCTTTATTCAAGGAGTAATAATATGATCTGGGTATATGTAGTAGTAATGACACTGACTGCCCCTGTAACTAAAGATAATAGTTTTATTGTACATTCGCCTAATATGGCTTTTAAGACAGAAGAATCATGCCAGCAATGGCGTGAGTTTGATATGCTTCGCCTATATAATGCAAGACCCGACGATGGTGCTAGGGCAGTAAGCCTGTGTATCTCCATGCCGTTTAACATAGATGAAGAAAGTTAGATGATAGTAGTGAGGTCAACAAACATCTTGACAACCTTTATGATAAGCTTTACAGTGTTGCTATAAAGACACACACACAAGAAAGGCAGCCCTGTGAACTTAGAAGAAGAAGCACTAAACTATAGCAAAGGTAATAGGCAAATCTTTGTGGAAGACTTAACAAAGCTATGTGAGGGACTAGATAATTTTATAGTTAAGCATATAGAGCCTTGCCCAGAGCGTAAGCACGTTATGCAGAGCGTTAGGGATGTTTATTTATGGGCTAGGTACTGCTCGGAGTTACATGGCGTAAAGTAAATGTTTCACGTGAAACAAAGCAAGAGGGGCAGTCGTTGTGACCGCCCCTTTTTTTGTATTAACCTCTAAGTGATTCTCTGGATGAACGTTTTAAGTCTCGCTTCTCCATCTTTAGAAAACGCCTTAGTAAGCGTAGCTGATCGTATGATAAGTCTTCTACTTTCTTATCAATACCTATCTCCTCTAAAGCTTCCTCCATGTCAGTCATAGTGACACCTGACCCTCGTCTACTGATCTTAAACATTTCACGGTGGCGTTTATCTGTAGGGTTGCCTGATCTATACAACTCAGCTAAGGCTCTTTTCTTAGCCCTAGATACCGCTAGTTTTTGATCAGATATCTTTTGATCCAATGATGAGTTCTTCCATTTATCACCATATACAACCTTAGCTGCTTCTGCCTCTAAGTATTTAGTTATAACCCTGTTAAGAGTGTTGTTGGCCTCTGGTACAGCAGACTTAATATCTGTCTTCCACTTAGGCTTACCTATATCGGCAAACATCTTATCAATGGCCTGTGGTGCAGGTGAGTCCCTGTAACCAAAGATACGCCCAATAGCTACGCCTCTAGGTCTTTCTTCCAAAGGTCTTTCCCTAGCAGGTGTTTCTGTCATGTCTAATCCTAGTGCAGTACCTGCAGCAGTAGGTATGCCTGTAAGCTGGTCAAAGCCGTCAAAGATACTCTCAACGTAACGTGTGGAGTTGTTGATAAACTTACTACCAATGTTACGATCTGTTTCATTATAGGCGTCACCCATAGCAAACGCTGTAATTTGATTAAGAGGGTCTAGTGGCCTACTAAATCCAGATATATACATAGAACCTATGCTACCAAAGGCTTTCTGCAAACCTTCTTTTAGTTCAGGGTAGTCTCCTGAAAGAGCGTCTTGAACAGTTTCAAATGCAGATGATGTTGCTTCACCTAAAGATCGTGTAAGGTTAGCTGTACCAAACGTAGTGGTAACATCATCAATAAGCTCAACAGGTACTTCACCATCCCGTCTAAGGTGCGCCACAATGCGTCCTACACCTTTCCAATAGCTAAATGGGAAGTCATATAGGCGTGACCTTACTTGTCCATCATCGTCACGTTCCTCATGCCAAGCCAAGCCTTCTTCCATGTTCTTCATTTCAAACTCAGATGCTGCGTATACAGCAGTTAAGCCTACACCCATCTTAGTTGCCATTTCCATAGGGTCTCTACTGTTCTTAGCAAACCTACTATGTATAAGGCTAATAGGGCTGTAGTCAGCCATAAACGCAATAGTGTTGTTAAAAAACTGACCAAAGGGAACCATGGCACCAAGGATAGGATACTTACGTGCGTCTTCTATAGTCTTGGCTACCATTTCTACAATGTTACGGTCTCTTTTAAAGTCACCCCCACTAAAAGACTTAGCAAACACATTACGTAATGCATCATCTACAGCAGTAGCTTGTATTTTAATGAAGTCATCAGAGCGCATCTTATTCCAATGTACGGGTGCGCCTTGGGCATCCCTAGCTGACATAAATTCATTGTAGCTTACGTTATACTTAAGGCGTATCTGTTTGTCTATGTTGTACATAAACTCCTGTGTCTTAGTTAAAATGTCTACAGCTTTAACCCCATACATGGTTTGAAAGGTGTTAATTATCTTTTCACCAGCACCCTCTTTTTCAAGGTCATCAAACTCTAAGTCTAAGCTCTTTAAAACATCTTTACTGTCCACGCCCCCTGATACGTAACGAAATAGCTCATTACGCATCTTAGGGTTAAGAGACAAGAAGTTAAGTGTTTCCTCTTGTGTAGCAAAAGGGTTAACTAAGTTTTTCATCTTTTGTATTTGTAAGTCAAACATAAGCTTACTTTTTGTTGCATACTCAACAGCATCTGCTTGGCCTGTCAAACCTTTTGCAGCCCATGCACCACCATAAAGCGCACCCCTAAGTATGTCAGAAAGAGATTGAATACCAGAGCCATGTGCCCATCCTAACAAGTTAAGCGCAGTAGTACCGGGATGAGTTACAAGTACACGGATAAGGTTATCCTGTGAGCGTCCAAACAAACCACGCTTTACTTTGTCAGCGTTCTTAGCTGTACCAGTACTAGGGTCCATAACGCCCTCAAGTAGCTCCTCTGGTGTAACGCTTTTACCGTCACCTAGAGCAGCCTTAACCTTTTTAACGTTATTAATATCTCGACCCATCATTGAGGCTGTCTGCATTAAACTACCAGCGTAACTAAACTTCTGTGCCATCAAAGGCATAGCTTCATCTAAAGTATTAACGCCATCAAAGCCTTCATCTAAAGCTTTTATAGTATTTTCATATAAAGACTGTATTTCTTTTTTAATGGGTTCAGGTGCGTTCTTGGCTGTATCAGCAACAAAGTGTACTACACCTCGCCATACATCATCTTCACCAACAAGCTTAATACCATTTTGCTCAAATATACCTCTCATACCGTCAAACTGGTTTTCACCTTTTTTATTACCATTTAGAAAAGCACTAATGCCTTCTACTGAATCTGGACTACTGGTAACTCCGTCTTCTCTTAAACCCTTCGCAGTCTTTCTACCTTCCGCTAACATCTTAGCCCACTTTTCAGAGGCTTCTTTACTAGCGTTAATAGAGGCTATAATTTTATCTCTAGCTTGTTTTGCCTCTGCAGTGTCTGCCCTAAGTTTTTCTAATACTTCTTTATTCTTTTCTATGCCCTCCTGCTTTGCCATCTTTATAGCTGCAGCTTCTGCAGTTACAGCAGCGTCATATGTATCTAAGACTACAGACTTGGGTAGGTCTGTACCAGAAAACATACCTAATGCTTTAACTAGCCCATAGCCAAAGAAACCCCCACCAGCAATTAAGCCAGAGTTTAGATAGCTGAACTCATCTTGAAAGCCTACCTCACGGTAAGTCATATTTTGCTGTACTGCATCAATACCTATAGCACTAACAGTCTCAACACCAAAGCCAACTCTAAGCTCTTTAGTTGCAGCTTTTTCAAGCGCACCCTTTACAACGCCTTCTTCAAGCTCATCTACAGCCTCACCCTTTAGTGACTTACTAAGCACACGTTGACGCGCTCTACCTATCTCAGCTTTTACGGCTGGCTTAAGCATAGAGCGTTTAGCACCTTCTTGTCCTGCCTTCTTTATTATTTGATTAGCAGATATTGTTAAAGCTTCTTTTGCAGCTTCAGCAGCAACCTTTGAAGCACCCCCTGTAGCTAACTTACCAGCACCAAAGCTAACCAAGTTAACAGGGTCTACAATTAAAGCCATACCGTAGTCGTACACACTGTCTAGCTTTTCTTCTGCTGTACCACCACTAAACGCACCCTTCATGTTATCAAAGAGCTTGTACGAGTTGAGAGCTTTTACTTTCTCTTCATCGTCAGCTTTGCTTAAGTAGCTGGCTTCACCTAGTACACTAAGGGTGTTACCTACGTTAAACTTTCTGTTGTAATTAATCCACTTATCTACGACTTCTTGCCTGTCGTGAGACTTCTCAGACATACCAAAGCGAGCTTTCATCTGCGCTTCAATGACGTTGTAGTTGTGATCCTCTGTGAGATCACTAATGCCAAACGTATCCTTCTCACCACCTGTGTAGGTCATGAAGTCAGGCTCTTGTTCTTCTTGTACAGGTTGATATATATTTAATGCCATTAGTTAGCAACCTCTGAGTTAGGAATGAGGGCCTTATCTAAGCCTTCTATTAGAGGATATCCTGTGCGAGGATCATGGGTATCTCCGAAGGTAGCATCCCAAAGCTCATACTCATAATACTCTCGGCTATTTATATCTTCAGGTCTTGGGCCTTGAGGTCTAACTATCTTGTAAGTAGCATCGTAGTTGTACTTATCTCCATATTGATCATCCCAATCATCTATGTCTGTTTTGTTTCTAGGCTTCTCTAATAGCTTCTTTTCCTCACCTCTATAAACAGGCTCTGGACGTACAGGGATACCTTCAGGTGCTACAGTAGGTTGGGCTTTTAGAGTTAGATCACTATTGTAAGTCCCTTCTTCTACAGGCAGTTCTGGTGTATCTACTGTAGGGTCATCAGAAGGTTCATCAACAGGCTCTGTAGTGGCTGCAGGATTGTAGTTTTTATTTATAGCAAACTCATCACCTACTATGGCAAACTCTACATTTGGGTTTTCTGCAAAGTAAGTTGTTACCTCTGCCACTGTATCAAACGCTTTTAAGTCTTCTCTATTAAGTTCTCTATTTTCTAATTCTTGCTCCAATGTAAGAGGATTAAGTATTGCATTTAGAGCATCTTGACCGCCATAAGAGTTCCAAGCAGCCCTGTTGCTACCCAAATCAATACCTTGTGCGGCATTTCGTGTAGCTTCTGCTATTGCTTCTTTGTATTCTTCTGGTGCATTTGTGGCTGTTAGAATATTCCATTGCTCATCATCATTGCGTGATATATCAGTAATGTCACCTTGCATTATACGTATTTGATTAGCTACTGTAGGATCAAGGCTATTCAAAGCATTGCTGAGTATGATCCCTTTAAGCTCATTCCATGAAGCTCTTTCAGAAGTAGTTGACTCACTACCCCTAAGAACAGACCTGTCAAACACAGCAGCACCATCAGAACCCACCATAGAAAGTGAGGACGCTGACATTGCTCTTAGTTCATTGATAGTGTATCCACCCATACCTTCGCTTGGATCACTTAAGAAGTCATCATATTCTTCATCTTCATAGGCACCACTAAGGTTGGCTTTAATTTTATCAAAGAAACCTCTTTCTTCTGACTCTTGTATTACAGGGGCTGTAGAACCTGCTTTATTTGTACCAAAGACTTTAGAGACAGCTTCTTCAAAGCTTTGACTTGTAGGTGTGAAATCTTCTGCAGCCTTCCATATTTTATTCATAAGGTCTGCATCTACCGTTGTGCTATTAGCCGACTCATAATCTTTTACGGTTTTATTTAATTCAAGTACAGCATTTACACCATGCCTTTGCAAAAGTTGAAGTGCATCTGGCGTCTTTAATCCTCGCGCTTCTAGCTCATCTAAGGCTAATTCTACACTCTCTTGCTGCTGCTTGGTTTCCTCAAGGGCTTTGTTACCATATGTGTTTAACCATTCTTTCTGTTTACGTTTATTCTCACGTAGTTCTTTTTTAAACCCTTGTTTGTTTTCTGCGAATTGCTCTGCAGCACCACCAATAAAAGCTAATGCATTTCCACTAATACCCATGTCTTTATGCCTCTCTACTCATTAAGCCCATGCCCATTTGATTAGGTGGCTCTTGTGATTCTTCCTGCTGTGGTTGCTGATCCATAGCCATGTCTTCTGTAGGAGCCTCTTGTTTGTCCTGTGGGTCTTGCATATCTTCAAACTCCTCTGTTTCTGGGCTAGTCATAGCTTCCATAGTTTGAGATATTTGAGTTTTTTCTTTGGGTTTTTTGCGCTTCATCTTGGCAATAATAACGGCCTTAATTCTTTCTTTAGCTGCTTCTTTTTCTTCTTCTTCCTCTGGGAAATACTCGTCATATTCAATGCCAGCCATTTCAGCAATAGACACAATCTCTTTGTGAATAGCAGGTGCAATAATAAGCCCTACATCAATACTGTGTATGCCTCTCCCTACCGCCATAGTTAAAGTAGTGTTAGTAAGCACCTCTACAGGTAGGCCCACCTCCATCATGTAAAGCGCACTATCCATGTACTTAGCCCCAGACATATTTTTAAGATGCTTACTAAGTGCCACTTTAGGATCAGCAGTTTCAGGGGGTCTCTCCCAAGGGTAGTTGCCGGGTTTATCCGCAAATGATTGGCCGGGAATTGGGCCTCTTAATACTCTACTCATTTTTATTGTTGCCTTTTTATTTACGACTTTGTATCTCAACTATAAGAGCATCTAGCTCTTTATCTGATACAGCTTTTCTACTCTTGAAGCCTTCCCAAGTAGACCTCATTTTAGAGCGTTTGCCCTCTTGCGTCTTAAGGTTCTTTATTATTCTGTTAGCGTGGTTGTAGAAAATAGTATCTTGCATGTTAGCATCGAACTTGTCATTAAGATCATAGTCATTAGTATCTACTTCATCCTGCAAAGTAGCTCCTACATATTGAAACTTTCCTACAGGTGTAGAAAGTGTACCTTTTGGATTGTTATCTTTTACAAAGGATGCGTAGGAGCCTTCTCCCCGTTTCTTTTGAAATGCTAGAACTTCTCCAATAGTCATTTCTGTAGGTTTAAAATCTTTAAATGTACTCTTTTGAGACTGATCATATAGAGCGTCATAACCTCCACTACCTGACTCTTTAGAAGTCATTAGCTTTTCAGCTACAGGACCAAGCCTACCCCGTTGTCTTTTCTCATCTTGAGTTAGGTAGGTAGCTGTACCCAAAGTGCCTTCAGCAGAAGGTGAATACTTTTGTGTTTCTTTTTCAGTTTCACGCATAACAGAAAACAGAAGATCATTAATGCTCTCTTGTTGAATAGCTTCCTGAGTAGCTTTTTGTTGTTCTAATACGGCTGCAGAGGAGTCATACAAGTTTTGTCCTGCCTGACTTAACATAGCCTTTCTTTTTTTACTTCTAGTTTGTGACCCAAGACCTCTACCTTTACCTACCTCGCCTACAGTAGCTTGTATTTCATCTGCTGCTACATTAGAGACAGACTTATCATTGCCTCTCTCTAAGAACTTTTGCATTCTTTCTTTAGTTATATATCTATCTGACATATCAATTCCCCCTTGTATTTATCCAAAATCTAAGCCTAATAAGCCTTTACCTAGTTGGCCCCATGCCCCCATTTCTGCTGCTGTTGTTGCCGCTGCCGCTGATATAGCTGCATTACTCGCACTAGTTGAAGCAGTAATATTAGCAAGAATAACATCATTAAGTCTATCTAAAGCATTATTACTACTCTGCCAAGCATAGCTTAATAAGTCACGATCTCTTTGCCATATTTGATCTAAAGTTTCAGCAGTAAATTCATTAGCTGCTTTAGCCTCGTCCCTATTAGCCTCATTTTGTTCGGCTGTATTTACTGTGGTAGTATTTTGCCGCCATAATGCATTAGCTTTTGATATCTCTAACGCAAATTCACTATTAAATTCTTCTCTTGCGTTCTTTTGTTCTGCAGCATGTTTAGCTATTGCATTTTCCTCACCTGCATTAAACTGCTCCATTAAATTCTTTTGTGAAGTATTTTGTTCGGCTGTTGCTTGTGCTAACTTTGCCATAACTTGATTGGTCTCGTTCTCACTCTCAGCACCAAATTGTTTAGCTACATTTTCTGCTGCCTGATCACTAAGAATACTAGCTTGTATTGACTGTGCTTTAAATATCTCTGTCTGTTGTTCATTATTTAAGTTAGTCATATCCATTTGTAGTAAATTTTTAGCGTTCTCTACTTTAGCTTGCTGTTGATTATTTAAATTAGATATTTCCATGTTAGATACAGCAGCAGCATCAGCTAGTACTTTAGCATTTCTTGCACTAAGATTAGCAATATTCGCAGTTGATGCCAGTTTAGCATTCTCTAATGCTATACTCTGTTCCGCTGTAAAGTTCTGATTAGCAATGTCACTAATAGTAGCTGCATTTCTTACACGTGTTTGAAACTCTTCGTCAAACTCTTGTCCAAGAAATTTAGCACGTTGCTCTGCAGCAAACATTGCAGTGGCTTGCCTATTGCTAAGGTTTTCAAGCTCAAACTTACTAAAGGTAGCAGCATCTACCTGTGCAATAGGTAGAGCAGCTTCCATAGCAGCCTGTACAAGAGCTTGTCCTGCCATACTACTAGCACCAAGCCCACGCGCTGCCATCTGTGCTGAAACGTTTCTTAATGCCCCTGCAGCCCAAGCTGGCGTCTGACCATCTTCAAAGTCAGCTTGCAGTTCTTCCATCTGGCCTCTAACAGTAGCCTGTTTAGATGGGTCAGCCTGTGCTGCGTCAAACTCTACAGCCGCTTTTACTCTTGCCATATCAACAGCAGAGCCTTCAATTTCCTCGCCGGGTTCAAGCTTACGAGCATCAGGCTTAACTATCTGTGTGACATCCTCTGCATCTATTTGAGCAGCTTTAATGTCCTTGCCTTTTAGTTCTTCTACGTCTGCAGTTGCTCCTTCAATGGCATCAGGGTCATCCCCTTTTACTGTCTTAAGGCCATCTACTTGTGTAGTGTAATCATCTAATGATATACCTGTACGCTCCGCAAACTCCGCAATGGGTACTTCTACTTCACTAAAGGTTTGAGTACCGCCTGATGCATCTAACGCTTCTTGAGTGGTATAAGTAGGTTCTAAATATGTGACAGTGCCTTTTTCTTTATTGTACTTTACATCTTTGAAATAGTCTTTTGGGAAATCTGTTACAGCTTTTTCTACCAGAGAAGCCCCATCAATAAACTCGCCGCCTTCAAGGGCTTTAGTGGCATCCCCTATTGAAGTTGATGCAGTGTACTTTTCAGTTTCAATATCATCTGGTGCGTCAGTTTGTGCTGCACCTAAAACAGGATTTCCCTCTGCATCTAATATTGCATTACCTGCTGCGTCATACTGAGGGACACCTGCTTTGCTTGCCGTAGCTACATTTGCTTGTGATGGCCCTAAAACAGGCTTACCTTCTGCATCTAATATTGCATTACCTGCTGCATCATACTGAGGGACTTTATTTAAGTCTGAAGAAATCTCTGCACCGATTGTATCAGGGTCTATTTTAGCAACAGTAGCTTTAGTAAGTAAGTCTTGAGGGGTTTTAATTGCAGTACTTACAAGATTCTGCTGGCCCTCAGTCACGGCTGCAGCACTTGTAGTTTGTTGCTCTTTAGTCTTATCTTCTATAGCCTTAATAACAGCAGGGTCAGTCTGATCCATAGTGTACAAATCAGCAAGCTCTTGATTGATTTTATCAAGCTTAGATTGCATGGGAGTTTCATCAACAGTGCCTGTACCAAATTCAGGGGGTACAAAAGGTGGCGGGGCAGGCTCTTCAAGAGGGGGTTCACCGTCAGTATCTGTAGTACCCGTATCTGTAGTACCCGTATCTGTAGTACCTGTACCTGTAGTACCCGTATCTGTAGTACTTGCAGCCTTAGCAGCAGCAGCGTTAGCAGCAGCAGCAGCAGCGTTAGCAGCCTTATTAGCTGCCTGCCTGTCTTGGTCGGTGGGTTCGCCTAAGCGTCTTTGTATTGATCTTAGTTCGCTTCCATCTAAGGCGTTCTCGTCAACAAACAACCCATTTTCGTCGTTGTAAAGCCGTCCAGATGAATCTCTTACAATAGCCATAATAGTTTTCTTTCTTATTCAAAGCCGTCTTTTAATCCGTCAAGTATATCTTGAACACTTACTCTTTTCTTAGCGTTAGGCGTGTACCTGCACATGTATGTCTTAGGGCATTCACTAAACTTAAACATAGGGTAATGATATCCTATTGTACCATTAGGTCCACGGTAAATGCAAACCATTTCTCCCTGTATCTTAACTCTTTTTGCTAAGTGACACTGTACAAACTCAGGGTGACTTAACAGCCCCGCTAATACAAGGGGCAACACAACAAGATTAACCATTTCAACTAATTCCTAGTGATATTAAATACATGCCCCCACCTAATACACCAATGATTAGTAATGATAAGCCACCTATTGCTGCATTGTTAGCTATCTGTCTTTTAGCTTCCATTGCTGCATA